CACCTGGTTTCATTTCACCATAATCACCTACTTTAACTTTTGTTGTCATTATGATCCTGGGTAATAAGCTTTAGGTGCAATATATGTACTTGAAGCTGACCCGTCCTCCTGTAATGCTCTTTGAAACTCATCTTCGTAAACTAATTTCATACCTTGCATTAGTTGTGGTGCATACTTCATAGATAGATAATATGCTAAACCTGAAACCATACATGGTATAAATCTAAAAGGCATATCAGTTGCATTTGTATATGCTCCAACATCTTGTATTCTTTTTATGTAATAGAAATGCATATCTTTAGATGCATTCGTAGAATCTGGTGTTGGATAAACACTGATACTTACATGATCTATTAATCTTTGAACCCAATATTGGTTAGGTGTACCTTTAGATAATTTATTTGAAAAACCTGCATACGTTGATCTGTCAACTTTAGTCATTGGACTATCTGATTGACCTGTTGCAGTTCTATTTGATCTTAATTGTGCTTCGAGAACGTCTGATATTCCATATACACCATTTGGATTTGATGTAGCACTTGTGCCATCACCAGATGATCTAAAAAATTTGTATTCGGCTTGTCCTTCAATTAAATCTAAATCTAATTCATCTATTTCCCAATAGTGAATACCTCTATTACCCCATTCTTGAAGCAATATATTTAATGATCTTCTTGAAGTTTTTAATTGATAACCACTTACGTTCTCAATACCTAATCTCTCAAAAGCTTCTTCTATTATCTCATCAATAGAAAAAGTTTTGTCGAACGTTGTAGTTCCCGAAGTTGTATTAGCCATTTAAACTCCTAGCCGGTATAGCCAATAGTAACAGAATCTGTAGTAGTTAAATCTAAATATACTCCTGTTTCAAATCTAATACCATTTCCTGGAACATAAATGTCTAAACCTTCACTACTAAATTTAGCTTGGAATTGTAAAGAACCACCTGTTCCTGTTCCATCATGTAATTTAACTAAACAGTCACTTCCACCATGAGCTTGTATGTATGTAACTCTACAAGGTCCTATGTTAGTGGAACCGCCAGTAATAGTTTTAAAATTACCGTCTGCTGTTAGTGTACTAAACTTTTGGTCTGAACTCATATTTTGTTTCTCCTTAAAATTAAAATGTGGGGCCTAAGCCCCACACTAAATTAACTATTACGATTCTTTAGCAAAAGTTCCTCTAACTTGAGTAACTTGCCAGTGATCGGTATTCTCTAAAGATGCGATTACAACAAAGTCCCCTTGTTTAGAAGTGGCTTTTGTATTGATTAAGTCTTTGTCATCTACGGATGTACCAGCATAATTGATTCCATCAGATGCATTAGGACTGATCGTTAGAGCGTTTGCTCCGTCAGGTGCATTGTTTGCAAACTTGAATACATAACCAACTGCAATTGCTGGTAATGTAAATACAACTCCGTCTGTTTCAGAAACAAAAGTTTTTCCTGAATCACCTGTTGTTACAGTGTAGTTTGAAGCTTTAGTTTCAATGTTTACACCTTCTTTTCCTTCAAGTACTGGACCTGAAAATGTAGTTTTAGCCATAATTATATCCTCCTAGTTTTCCGAATACTGTCTCTAGGCCGTCGACTATACGCGTCAGTATTCTAATTAATTGTATAGTGATTAGTTTATATAGCAGATTTGAGTAGAGCGCAAGAGAGCTTGTAGTGCGGAGTGGATTTTTCCAACGATGTAGCTTTTTTATTAAGTAGCTACAGAAACTTGAGGTGCAGGTTCTTCAATCTTATTTTGCATATGCTCTTTTTGAGCTTCTGCAAGTTTTATATGGCTAATTACTTCTCTGACTCTTCTGTCAATCTTAACCATATTGAGAGTATATCTACCCTCTTTAAGATGCTCCTGCTCCCATTCGAGATCCAGACCTCTCTTCTTCACGTAAAGGTCGTTCAGATGTTGCATCATGTTCTCCATCGATAACTTCCTCATAAGTTATTCGTTTAACCTTGGGGTCGTTCATTTCTCCAAGATAATCCCATTTTATATCTTTTTTTCCTAGTTTGTCAACTATAGCATTTTCGATATCTAACGGGGTATCAACACTTTCTATAACAAAATCAGCGTGCATTTGATATGCAAAAATTTGTACTCTGAATTGTTTAATGGGCATTTTTTCTTTCTAGTTTTAAAATGTGGCGGAACTATGTCCCGCCACAAAATTTATTAATTACGCACCTTCAACACCGAAGATACCTCTAGGGTCTGATACTCCAAATGAGTATCTTTCTCTAGCTTTGTATCTGACGTTTCCAGTATCAAAGTCACCTTCCATTGCAGTTGTCAATGGAGCTCTTGTGAACATTTTCATTCCATTAGGAATGTCTGTAATGATATAGAACGCATCTGTATCAGTTAGGTAGTTGTTGATTCTATAACCTTGTGGAATCATACCCATTGATACGATAGCATTAATATCGTTATCAGCTGTTCCAGTTCTTCCTTGTGACTTCATCAATCTCTCAGCTGTAAATTGAAGCTCAGAAGGAATTATCATTTTAACTCCTCTTGCTGCAATTCTTAAACCTCTTTCGTCCGTCATTTGAGCGATGTCAATCATAGACTGCTCTAATGATGTTTCGTTAAGGTCCGCTTGAGTAGACAAAGTATTTTTGAAAGTACCAGCTACTGTTGGGTGAGATGTGTTAAACAAGCTAACGCCATCACCTGAATCAAAGTTATCCGTTGAAGGAAGACCTTGAATTAGAGGTTCTACCGCTTTTACTTGTTTAGCGTTACTCATAGATCTTGCTAAAGCTTTTGTGTATCTAGAAGCAAGTCTATCGTAAAGATTGTCTTCGATAGCTTCTTCTGTGATTGCAAATGCTAGAGCTACAGTCTCGTGAGTGTATCTCGCTGTAAAAGTTTCTTGTGCTTGATCAAAAGATACTCCTGATCCTTCACCTTTTACTTGTGCGTTTGCGAAACCAGATAACATAACTTCTTCTTCAAAAGCTCTGTCACTGTTCTCGTTAGTATAAATCTCAGCATGCTGATTTTCATACCTTTTATATTCCAGGCCGAATAAAGCATTCAAACCCGGCTCTAGTTCTTTAACTAGCTGTGATCGTGATATAGCCATAGTTTATTACTCCTTATATGCCTGTCGCTAATGATCCAACAGTGTATTGGTGTAAATTCACCTTTACAACTACTGAACAGTTAGCTGCTGTTTGATCTTTGTTTTCAGGATCCTCAGCTACTCTTACGATTCTCAATTGTTTAGCAGTTGTTGCTGCAGTTGAGATACCTAGTTGAATAGAAGATTTTCCTGTTGCTGTACTACCCGCTGCTGCAGTTGTAGCATAAGTTAAACCAATTTTTGATTTTCTTAATGCTAAAGTGCCGCCTAAAGTAGCGTCTGTTGCAATGATGTATTCTTGAAACGGATCATCATTTACAAATGCAGTGACGTCTTCGCTATTCGCTGGAGTTGTCGCTGCTGGGTAGAAATTACTAAAAGTTGGTTTCTTTGTAGTAGCGTCTGTAAAGAGCACTCCATTTAAAACACCAACCATAGCAGTTCCTGCCGCTGCAGTTACAATATAACCACCAGTAGAAGTTGATAAATCAATTTTTACCGGTTCTCCGTGAAAAATAGCATTAGATTCGCCAGCATCTATATCGTACTTAGATTGACCTTGAATAGAAGGTGTATTACCAACTCTCATTGCCTCAACAAGTCCGAATCCCGCGCTGTTTCTATTAGCCATTGTCGTTTCTCCTTTGTGTACCTGCCCTTACGGGCCTCCAGTACAGGTTAATTGTATCGATGATATTTAAAATTACTTTTTCGTACCACCGAAGGTTACACGAGACTGCCTCTCAACATTGATAGGCATCCTCTGGTCCTGCTCCTTCATAAGATCGTTGTTTACTGCTTCGTCTCGTTCCTTATGTTTACTAGACATATATTCTTGACGTTGTTGCGCGATCTCGACTGGTACCTTTGCAAGTAAAAGGCCACCAACCCCAACTACCCCCTTGTATTTGCCGTCTTCGACGACTGGATAATCAGATGCATTTTCGACTTCTTCAGATCTAACTAATTCATATCCTTCTCTTAAACGTCCAGATATATTTTTAGTGTCTTGGAAACCAACGCTCTCTGCTCTTATCCATCTGTACCTGAATCCGTCAGGTGCAGGGGGTGCATCTAGAGATGATGGTGGAACCCACACTTTTGGCCTTTCAGAATTTGACCGTGTTTGGTTCGCACGTGAAGTATTTTGTTCGTCTTTTTTCATATTACGCTCCTTCCGTGTTTTTTAATTGTTTTGCGTACTCTTCAAGTGGCACTCCTAATTTTTTAGCTATTGCTACCTGTGAAGAAGTGAGTCTCACAGTTTTGCGACCGGGTTTTACGCTTCTATTAGCCGAAGCAACTGTCTGAACAGGAGCGGCCGATTGCTTGGTATCACTTGTACCAAACTTATGTGGAAAGTCAACTCTGATTCTTTTGTCGACCTCTGCATAATACTCATCTGATTTAGGATCAAAACCTTCTTTTTCAGTAAGATCCTTATGTATTTCAAATGCAGTGTATGTCATAGCTCTATCTGTACCAAACCATGAATTCTTTGCTGCCCAGGATTCTGCTTTAGGATCTGGGTTTATAGGATCCGATGTGCTTGGTAGTTCTTGAGATTGAGGTTGTTGAAGTGTAGCTGTTCTAGGTTGTTCGACTTCAACTTCTTGAGCTGCTTTAGCTTGTTCAAGTTTTGCATTTTCAAAAGCAAGAGTAGCTATTCTTTTATTAGCTTCTACTTGTGCCTTTGAATCACCAGACTCAATAGCTGCAGCCAATTCTTTTTGTGCTGCCTCCATACCTGTTGAAATACTAGACTCAAACTTTTTAACATAATCTGCATCAGTTTTTTTAAATTTAGATTCTAATGCTCTTCTAGATTCTTCTACACCTTTTGCATATTCAATAGCAGCTTGTTCTCTTCTCTCTGCTTCTCTCATCTTACGAGTTAATTTCGCAATACGAGATTGAACACCCTTACTGTATTCTTCTAGTTTATCATCTTGTTTTTCATCTAACTTTGTTTCTCTTTCGTTTTCATATGTTTTATCTATTTCTGTTTCTTGTTTCGGCGCTTCCGTTTCTACAACGGATTCGTCTTTTTGCTCTTCGATATCTACCGTAGCATCGGGACCCGATGTATCAATATCAACCGTCTTCTTTTCTTCTTCTGGCATAGTTACTCCTTCCTATGATTAAAACTCATGCAAGATGTCCTCTGGACTATCAATTGTTGCTAACACTTCATCGTCGTTTAGCAGACGCATTTCACCACCATCTATTTTGA